CAATTCCCCTTCGGAGTTGCAGGTGTGACCCGAAGGGGAGTTAGCAAGTCATACACATACAGAATATGCGGAGAATGGATTTGACGCTTACAAGAACAAAACAGGCAACTACTGGAAACAGGGACTTGTGAACGTAAATGAAAAGTCAAAAAGTGTTACCTATGACTACTGGATAGGCTCTGCAGGGGGTAATCAGCCCCACAATAACTTGCCGCCGTTTTACGGCGTTTTCCGCTTCCGTAGGACTACCTGATTCTTCTAAAACGGTACACTCCATAAAGCGGTGGTAAATTGTTATGCGGGTTATTTCCACCCACGTTACTCGTAGAGATGTCGTACTCATAGCTACCTTCCCATTGCGTTAAGTACAAGAAGTTATTGGTCACGGTACCCGCGCTTCCGTTCCCTTTCCCTTTACCAACATAATGGGAGTGACTAGCCAATTCCCCTTCGGTGATTTGATGCTTTGCCTCGCCCTGTGTTTTCGTGCCGTTAACCGTGAATTCACTGCTTCCCGCCGTGAACACGTACGTATCTGTTACATTGGTACCATTGACGTTATGCGTTTCGGTGTAAGTTCCGGCCGTGATGGTAGTAAGGCCAGCGTCTAACTGTTCCCATGTGCCACCGATGTAGGTAGAGGGGTTAGCGCTGTTGGTGGTCTCAAGGATAGTACCAACCGGGAAGAGTGCTAGCATGGCGGTTTTCATTTCGGCTCGGAGCGCCTTGATGGCGCTATCAACATAGTCCTTATTAATCAGCTCCGCACCATCGTTCGGCGTCTTTTCGTAGAGAATGGGCCCTGTGATGGTATCTCCATTCTTGCTGACTTTCTCACCGATTTGCTTCGCCACGGTGGCGGAGAAGTTTGCGTCATTGCCAAGTGCCGCAGAGAGTTCTTTCAATGCATCAAGCTGAGAAGGAGCGCCATTCACGAGATTGGCGATGGCCGTTTTCACAAAGGCTGTATTCGCAACGGTCTTGGAGTTGTTATCGGCATTGGCAGTGGGGACGTAAGCGCCTTCCGAGATGTTCAATGTAGAAGCGTTCAGAATTGGCGCCGTCAAACTTTTTGGAATACTGGCATTTCCTGCACAATCAAAGTTATAGGACGGGCCGGAATAAGACGAAAATGAGAAATAATTATCTGTGCTATGGTCGCCCATGAAATGGAACCCAAAACTATATCTGTTGTACTGTGAGCCTTCCTTCCCCAGATTGATATAAATACCCTGCCCGACATCAAGCTTTGGGCATTGTACCGCCATAGGAATGACAAAGGTGTCGGGGGAATAGTTAGTGACTTCCAACATTCCCGTAAAGGTTTTGGTTCCACCGATTTGCTGGCTATTATTGACATCAACCTCTTCAATCCAGTTCGAGCCGTCATACATATACATCTTCTTTGTGTCGGTTCTGTAGCAGTGCATACCGGCTATCGGGTCAGAAGGAAATGATGTTCCGCTATTACTTGAGCGTAAGGCGTTTACATTGTCCTGGGCATCTAATAGAGCCTGTTTGACTGTCTGCTTTGATGTATCAGTGATTTGCTTGTTGCTTTGCATAAAACCTCCTTATGGTGCATCAGTGGCCGGAGCAACCGGCTAGGCACCCGCTTATACAGTGCCCTTTGCAATTCCCGAGGCAAACATTGTAGCACCCGCCAGAACAGCCACCACCGCAGCCATTCCCGCACCCGCCTGCGCAGCCACCTTTACATTTCCCGGTGCATGAGTTTCCGCAACTGTTCGTGCAGGCGGTTGAACATGTCAATGCACATGAGTTCATGCAGCTGATTACCGCCTGTTGCTTTGCCTGTATATCGGGTATTTGAGAATCAAGTCCAACGTCATTTGCAAGGAGTTTTGATAAATCATCATATATTGACTTGGTGATAATATCGCCCTTTGAAGCATTTGAAATTGAATTGTTTGTTAGAGCCATATCATCACCCCTTCACTTTTTTATAGGCGGTATCTGTCGTCGCCTTGCTTTTCTGTATACGTTCGTCAAGTTCTTTGTCATTATCAAGCATTTTGTTCATATCATCATGAATGGCAATAAGGATGATATCGCCTTTGGATTTTATGTTTGGTTTATTCATGGCGCCCCCGAACAACTGCCACAACCGTCTGTGCAACCATCTGAGCATGAGGAACCACAACCGCCCGTACAACCGCTGTAGCAGCCGTTAGAGCAACCGCCTCCGCAACCGCCGGTGCAGTTAGAACCGCATGAACCTGTGCAGTTTGATTCACATGAACTGGAACAACTTCCACACATATTGCTACAGCTGGAACTGCATGACAGACTGCAAGAGTTCATACAATTTTGGATTACAGTAGCGTTAGCTTCAATGTTCTTAACTTTTGTCTCTATATCTTCGTCGTTTTCAAATAAATTTTGTAGGTCTGTAAAAATGCTAGTCGTAATAGTCCCGCCATCCTTTGTAGATAGCGTTTGGTGTTTGACAGCCAATTACGTCACCTCTTTGCAGTTCTGATAAGCATATCGCACCTTCATAATCCCGCATATGTTTTCCCCATACAGGGATTTCCTAACGATACACTGCTTGCAGAAATTTCTAATCCCACAGTCTTTGCAATGGCTTTCAATAAATTGCTTTCCTTTCTCAAGGTCTGCAACGCCAAAGGCCGCATGGTAGCAGGGGTAGAGCTTTCCTTTTTCGGATATGCCTATCCACCCGCATTTCGGAATATTGCCGGAGAACCTTCCGTCTCTAAAGTTTGCGTTATCCGTTTCCTTTAAGAGTTGGAGCGCTCGCTTTCTCACACTGAAATCATTCATCTCTTTGTACTTAAAGAAGTTCCACGAGATGAGCGGGATAATCCCTCTGCTATTCAAGTACTCCACATTCCTTTTGGCTTCGTCTATTTTGTCTACGCCATCAACAACATATGTTGCGAACGGCGGAATAGGAGCGCAAGATTTGATGTATTCATAGGTATCGTCAGTCAAGTTTCGCGGATTCTTATACAGTTCATCGAAACTGACAAGGATTTGAAACGCCGACTTTCTTTCTTTGAGCCATTCGATAATCTCTCTGTCCTTATTGAGCATTTGACAGTTTGAAACAATACTATATACGACTTCTCTTTCATCATTATTCATTTGGTCGCATAACTTTACTGCCTGTTTGATAATTTCGGGGTGAAGAAGAGGTTCTCCCCCTTCTATCTCGATAGATAGAGTTCCTTTCTGAATAATGACAGGAGTTTTCAATAGCTGATATAAGGAATTAATTTGTGAGCTTCCCCAGTCAAGGCGCTTATCTATATGGGTCGTTCTCTGCGTGCAGTAAGGGCATTTGCAGTTACAGTCGAATCCAGTCGTCACACGGATAGTACGTATATGAGTCAGCTTATTCATTGGAGCCCTCAAACAATACGCGTGCGGCGTTGCGCTTAATGTTGTTTAACTGATGCCGTTGATAGTCGTTCATCTCAAGCCCATCTGCATAATTGGAAAGTTTCACGAAGAAAATACCGGTGTTCTCAATAAATGTAATAAGATTTTCGGGTGTCTTGATTTCTTTCAAATCGTCCTTTTCAATATGAATATCATTGTGCCTAGTTACGCTTATCTTCATACGTAGTCTTTCTCCTTATGGCGTTTTGTAATGGTTTCGGCGATTTCCTGTATTCGTTTATCATCTAATGCATATTGCTCGATAGCGGAAACATCTCCACGTTTTTCCCACAGGGACGCCAATTTTTCTTTTTCTTCGTCTGTTGCCTTTCCGGTTACGACGGAGAGAAGAACGGCGATGGCGTTTCGCATGGAAAGGATTTCGTCTCTTTGATTGATGTAGTCGGTAATTCCCTCATTAACTCCCCATTGCAGGCGGATTTTCCATTTATCAATCGGGGAATAATTATATTCTGCTTTTTCCCAGTCGGCGTGGAACTTATAAAAGTTATCTGCGATGTATTTGATGGTATATTCTGGGCACCCATCTTTATTGACAGGCATGAAACTTACATCTTTTATGTTGTCGCTATCCGGCCACGGCTTGTTGCCTGTTTCGTTTATCCACTTCCAATAGGCTTCATGGGTTTCAAAAAATTTACCGCCGTCCTTCGGGTAGAAAACGCTTTTTCTTCGAGTGTACTTATCAAAGAAATGCGGGTCGTCTGTTTCGTAGAAGAAATCGTAGAAAGTTCCAGGGAAGAAAATCTGCTGGTTATTAAACTTTTCAAGCGCCCATTTCGCAAGCCCGGAAACATAAATCATAGAGTCACCTTCTTCATTCGTTCAAGCCAATAGTCATAAGCCTTATATTCCGCTTCCGTCATGATTTCCTCGTTGTCGTGATAATCGAATGTTCCGTTTACATCGTAGTTAGCAGAGTAGCAGAGCGGAAGCATAGTATTACCAATCTGCTTATTTATGCGTATCTGTCCTTTGCGGAGTTCGGCAAAGAGCTTTTTGTCGAATCCGTTCCATACATCTCCGATTGAAAACTTATGCTTTCCTGTAGCAAATCTGTGACAGGGGTAGAGCTTTCCGTCCATGCCAAGCGTCACCATATGTACTCCACTGCCGCAATAGCCATTTTCCATGTTTTTTGAGTCGGCTTCGTTTGGTCTTTTTCTTCCGATTGGTTTAAGCCTCATGTATAGTTTTTTGTGGAATATGTAGTCAATCACTTTGCAAAGCTGCTTATAATACAGTTCTGCGTCCTCTTTTGACCATTTATATTCAAATATCGGGTTATCCCAAGGTTCCATGCCAAGATTGATTTGATTAATCATCATGTCGGCAAGCATGGGTAGAGTTTCATGATTCATGGTTCCCTTAACCATAACGTCGTGGTATTTGTTCTTCCACCAGTCAAATGTTTCCATTATCTTGTCATAGGAGCCTTTTCCATCTCGATAAACCCTATTCATGTCGTGGGCCTTTTTGCATCCGTCAAGAGATACACCGACTTTAAGGCAGGGCCACCGTTCAAGAAACGCCTTGATTTCCGGCACGCCGAACAATGTTCCGTTTGTGGTATTAAAGAATATAAATCGTTTATCTACCACCCAATGATGATTCAGCTCCCTGCCCTTATTCAGAAATGTTTTCATCGCATATTCCATAAGGGGCCATTCGATAAGTGCCTCTCCACCGATGAAATCCAGTATGATAGATTCTCTGTCTTTATACTGTGGGTCTGTGTAAAGAAGATTGATGAATTTATCGATATATTCTTTCTTGTTTGTCTTAAACTGCTTATTCTCCTCATAGCAGTACTTGCAGGCAAGATTACATTTATCTGTAATGAAAATGGTAGCAGTAAGCGGAAGTCCCATATAACCTCATCTCATAACTAAAATCTTGATAAGCCTTACACCTTTAGCATCGCTCGATTCAAGCGCACGGCCTACATAATTCGTTTTCAAATCCTTTGACGCAATTCCTATCCCCTTTTTATCGGACGGATAGATGTAGTCGCCAATATTCACCTTGCCTTTAACCTTGACCGGCACCCTCCCCGCGAGCGAAACAGGAATATAGCTTTCTTTGTTATCTTCCTCATAATTCCCGCTCTTCTTGCCACCAATAATCTGCGCATAGCTTTCTGTATGAACTCCTACGACGAACCGGCTATTCGAATCGGCCTTAACGAACTTTCCTGTAGACTCATTGATGGCAATGATGTCGCCTTCTTCTGTGGGCTCTCCCCTTTCAAAGAACTCGGCATAATCGTTGTATACGGCATTAAACACCTTAGCTGCGGATATATTTCCTGCGGCGGTAAGTCCGTTAGTCACAACGTCTCCCGTTGTTTTTATCGTACTTGTGGCGGTAAGGGTTTCGGTATTAATGGCTTTAGCGTGGAGCTCTTTCCATGCCTTGTTATCTTTTCCCAAACTTTGTGAAGCATCGGAAGGAGGGCAGAAGTCTGCGTCTTTAGGAACAACGTCATTCGATTTATCTTTATATACTGGAACGCTTTCAGCGACGGCATAGTACTTCGCTATTTCGTGGCCTTCTGAATCAAACTCGGCAACGCCCGGAAGAATCTGCACGGATAGAAGAAGTGTCCATGTTGGCGTATCTCCGTCAAGAGAAGTCAACATGTATGCCTTTTCTAAATCCGTGCGATAGCATACCATACCAACCTGCAAGCCGTCAGTCGGAAAGGCATTACCACTTGAGCTGGAAAGCACTGTTAATATATCATCGCTTAACTTTGGAATGGCCTTATCTAGTGTTTCGTTCGGATTGAAGGTTGTAAGTTTCTGCATTATTCACTCCACCATTCGTTTTTATCTACTGGCCCGCCGTAATCTGCGTTGTCAAATTCATACTGCCAAACCTTTACATTAAGTCCAGGGTTTTCATCTTTGAAATGGCAGTAGGAATTACCCGGCTCCGCGCACCAGTAAGGCACATAGTCTGCAAGCTCGTTGGTATTCAGTTTGTTCAGCGTTGAGTAATTCCCGTAGATACCGCATTGATACCCAAAAGAATTACATTCACTGACAAATGCACTTGCAATGGCAGTTAAATCCTCTGCTCCAAGCGAATCGGAAAGTTCTGGTTCAATGTCAAACCATATATAAAGCGACGGCTCTTCGAGGCTTTGAAGTTTCTCAATCACACGGTCAGCCTCTTCTGTTGCTCTTTCGGTTGTATGGGCGTGACTCAGGCAATAGCACCCCCATGGCATTTCGGCAGCTTTAGCATCTGAGAAATGCATATCGAAAAGTTCTGCCGGAGTGCGCCCTTCTGAAATCTTGATGATAACGCCGTCCTCGCTTTGAGCAATGGCGTTCCAGTCAAGGTTTTCTGAATAATCACTTATATCTATTACTTTCATTCATATCCCTCTTTGGCGGTGGCGGCTTCTCGTATACATCGGGTATGCCATTATGGTTCTTGTCCACAAAGCACTCAATAATGAAACCGAAGAATCCGGTCGCACCTAACACAATGACTATGAACTTGGATAGGGAATCAAGGTCGGGGGTGCCTTTACTTGCGAAAATGTACAGCCACCCGACGTACCACGATAAAAGAAGAAGAATGACAAAGAACAGGTAGAACAGTACAACCCTCATTGTGGGTTTGCTGAACCGCCTGCTCATTATCTTATTCATTGCTTTTTGTATAAAGCTAATCATTTTTTGTTTTCCAGTGTTTCTACACGGCGGTCAATGGCATCTATTCTCGTCCCGTGTTCAATCAAGGTGGCGTCAACCCTATTCACTTCGTTTGTCGTTTCCTTGATTGTCTCTGATAGCCTGTCGATAGACCGTTGCAGGGAATCAATGACGAACACTTTGAATATCCATGTCCATATGCCGAGTATTCCCGAAAGTATGAATACTGTTTCGTTGTTTATCACTTTAATACCCCGTAGAGTTCCACGTTATAATTCCGGCAACGGCCTTACCAGACGCGTCTTTGAGAATCACTTTAAAATATCGTCCATTATCATCTTCGCCGTCTGTTTCTGTTATGGTAGGAACGACAACGCCGTCTCCCGCTCCGCCAACGACATTAACTACCACGTCGGGGGTCGTGTAGTAGGTTCGATGGAAATAAACCTTCGTCTCCTCAGCAGGAATGGAAAGAGTTCCTCTGTCCTTCACATCGTCTATGTCCACATGAATCTTATAGTCATAGACAAGCGGATTCGCAGTAAGACTTTTCTTTCTGACAACCAGTCTATAAATGGCGTCTTGGTAATTGTATGTGCCTACTTTATATTCCTGGAATTGCGAATACCCCGAAGGCTTGTTGATAGCTTCCTCAAACTCAGATTCCGTCATTCCGTTATACGAAAGACTTATATCCGACAATACACATTCCGCCGTCTGCGCTAAGCGCAAATCCTTTCCCATAAGATTTTCCTTGACGGGAATAGTTATGTTTAGCTTCTTCACGTCAGAAAGTTTTCCGGTTTCATATAAAATCTTTTTGGCGCTCCATACATGGTCAATTAAATCGTTATTTATTAATAAGTCTTTAGATTTTTTGGTGAAAATCCACTTTTCTCCATCTTTGGAGAGGGCGTTTTCGGAGAATGGCTTATAAATCGATTTAAACGGGGCTTCTAGCGCTTTCGCATTTTCCATGATAAATCTATCAAAAAAACTTTGCGAACGCATTGTAGCCCTGTTTATTTGCGTCTCAAAAATTAGCTTATTAATATTTTTCGATTCAGATTGTCTAATATAGATGGGATTTTCTTTTGAGAAAAGGGTAGTATTTATTTTCTTCGATTCAGAATAAGAAGCCGTCTCTTTGAAGTTCCGGTTGGCGTTAAACAAACGGTTCAACCTCTCGCCCCACTCGACTGACTGAGATTCTGACACGTCGTATTCGTCATAGGTGAAATCGTCAATGGCAATATTGGCACTATCCAATGTATAGAGATTGGACAAGTCAACGGTCATTGGCTTTTTTACCTTGACTACGCTAGCCACGAGTGAGCGTTATTTCAAACGTGAAGTTGACGGTATCGCTTGCTCCTTTATTAATGACAGGGAAAACGATTCTATCAAATAGGGTGCCTCCACTCGCAGCGTTCAAAATACCCGCCTCAGTTAAAGCCCCTGTGGCTTCTCCTGCTGCGAATGTGGCTGATACGGTGATAACGCCGGAACCTGCGGTATAGTTTACGGAGGCGGTCTTTCGCAAAGATTCTTTTTTGAGTGTCGTATCCGCATTGGCCGCAGAATCAGTACCTGTGCCTACGGCGATATAAGTCATCTGAGCAAGCCTGGTGGCCGTGCCGAATGAGTTGGCGAGGAAGTCTATCCCGCTATTCGTGATAAGATTGTGGCCCCTATATGTAGAAGCGCTCCCATCTCCACGAATCACCGTGATAGATACATCTCCCCTTGTCTTTAACATTGCTTTTTCTTTCATGAAATCTCCTTGTAGAAAGAAACATACTGGAACTTTCCAACAGGGGAAGCGTCTATCTCACTTCTTTCAACGGTACTGGAAAGAACCATGTTAGATACTTTAATAAACAGGCTCCGCTTTGTATCTGTCTGCGAAATGCCTATAGAAAGAATTGACTCCTGCGGAACAACCGTATGTATGACGTTAATATTCCCATCGCTTCCGATAAGTCTAAAATCCCCATCATAGATGAGTTCAAGTGTTCCTTCTCCCTTTAGCATGAGAATTGTGCAGGGAGAAATGCCGTTATTAAAGCGGATATCAAACGTCAGATGGAATTGAGATATGGGAGTCGGTATGGCATATTTGAGCCTTGTAAGTTCAGACTGCTTTAGCCCTTTAAGCCATCGACCATAATCGAACGTTTCTGCATTATCAGATACAGCCGGGCTTTCTCCTGTTACGGTCTTGATACTTCCATTAAGGCTCGCCGCAACATCAACGTCACTTGCAGTTGTCTGACCTACCGACAAATAGGTCTTAACGTCAGTATCTCCTGTATCTGTGATTGTTCCACCAACGGCGGTGATTAATTTTGCTCTATCGTCTGTGCAGGGGAACGTCAAGTCATTCACGGTAAGACTTGAATCGGAAATGCCAAGAACACTGACTTCCGCCCAGCTTCTTGCAATGGCTTTATAAGGCAAATGCCCTGCGGTGATATATTCCCCCTCAAACACGCCGTCTGTAAGTCTTAATCCATGGTTCTTCGTATCATAATAGACGCCGATTTTATTCCCGGAATAGGAAGTCTTATCTTCGTCGGTTTCCAAGATGATATTCTTCTGCTGGTCGGCTTCTGTCGATAGCAGGAACCACGTGGCTTCTTTGGAATAGTTTCCGTGTTCGTCCTTTGCCTTGATGAGAAAGTAAACGTCCCCCGTCTTTGGGTATTCCATCTTCTTTTTCAGAAGGCCGGTCTCAAATATTTTAATTCCGTTTATCCATTGATTGGTCTGAGAAGAACGGACTTCATAGCTTGCTCCATTAATGCCAACGCTTTCCCAGTAGAAATCAAGCATTGCGCCGTTTCGCTCCACGATAAATCCTTTGACAGGAGGAACCTTGCAATAGATAGTAGAACGTTCGCCTTCTCCAAAGCAGTCATAGTAAGCTACAGATACTTCGCTGATTTTATCGGCGTTTCCGGTGTAAAGAAACCAGTTGTCGGGCGTCTCAAACATCATGCCGTCTATATATATACGGGCGCCCATGCAGTCGAGAGGCACCCATGTATAGTTGACAAGCGTACCCTGTTCGTTAGGCGTAAGGGATATATCCTGCGGGGCGACCGGCCTTGCCTTGTTGTAATCCAGTCGTGAGCCGTTTGACGCCGTTCCGTCTTTTAGTACCGCATACAAAAATACAGTTCCGGCATAACTGTTTGGCATTTTTGTTGAGTGGTTCTCAACGGTTCTGTCAATCAGCCCGGAAATTGTTCCTACATTCGTGTCTTTTCTGATTTCATAGTATTTGACTCTATCGAGATAAGTCGGATGCGACCATTGGAATAGTCCGCCTTCCATTGAAAATGTCAATGTGAAATGCGGAGGCGGAGCAATACCACTTGTTCCTATTTCTTCATTAGCCTGGAATCCGTTGGCAAGGTTTACCTGCTCTGCTATGATGGCAAGGTATTTTCTTAACTGCCCCGCAAAATACCTGCCGTCCCCTGCAACGATATTCGGTATATCGGGAGCCTTTATAAAATGCTTTTCGTTACTCATGACATTCCGGCACTGATGGCCTGTTCAAGTGACTGGATAATTTGTGAATCCTGCGTTACATCATACTCGTTCTCGTTTAGAGCAAGCAGTATAGCGGTTCTAAGGATTGCTGCATTAATAGCGTCGTGGTCGAACGGCATATCGCTATCCTCTGTCACTTCGTCGGGAGTCGCAAAGTATCTGAAACGGACGCTTTCGCTTCCGTCGATGATTTTCGCTTCTCCATCTGTCATTCTGATGGGATAAGTCCCGCAGGGCCCCATATAGTTATGGGGGATAGTATCTCCATCATGAATGTAAACCTCTTTTGCCAGTTTAGGCCATCTTGCGCCTATCAAAAGACTTGCCACCTGTTGAATGGCGGTGTTCAGAAACTCAAGGCATTTCTCTGTGGAGTACTCATCGGATATGTCATGGGTAGCCGATTTGATTCGTGCGATTGCGTCTTTCACTTTCATTGGCTATACCTTCCATATGGGCCGTACTATCCTGTAGGAATAACGTGCAGAAGGTATCAGTTCGGTAGAAAGCGTCTTGTTTGCCTCTGCCATTACGTCACCTTCTGCGTTGTTGTTCAGAATCATTCCTGTAAGTTTAACGAACAAATCAAGAAATTTTTCGGGAAAATCGATACTGTCGTCCATCTTGACGCTTCCAACAGAATGTCTGTAGAGCAGGTCAACGTCACTTTTGACGTACAGTTTGCCAGCCACCACCTTATATTCATAGCAATCCGGTATCTTCTGCGGTGGGCATGGGTGAAGTGGGCGCCGGTAAGGAACACCTACAATGGAAACGATAGCCAGCAAGTCGTCCGGCATATCGAATCCGTCTTCATATGTCATGAGTTCCTTTGGCGTATCGGCGGTCTCGTTGTATTTCTTGATTTCTTCGTTTATTTCATCAAGCCTGTACTTCTTGATGGTTTCAAGAAAGTCGGCGTTCTTTAAAGAGAATGAACGGTTGATATATCTGATAGCTTCGTTTAAGCACTGGATAATGTCATAGTCGGAAAAACGGACTTCGTTGTTATCCTGCTGCTTATATCTGACTTCGGCGATGATATTCTTAACGGTTATCATACGTTCTCCAAAAGTTTATCAAGTGACGACGGCTTTTCTTTTGAAGTCTTTGCAGTGATAAGAGGAACGGTATAACCGCCCCACACACACTTCTTATGATTCACCGCAAGCGCCCTGTGTATTTTGAAGAATTTCAGCATATAGGTGGTGTATTTCGCCATGTTTCCTTCCATCTTGTACCTTTGCGCCTCTTTAAGCCAAGGGTCAAAACGGTAGAACTCTGTAGGGATAACGCCCATCATGTAGCCGTATTTACCGTTTCCTGCACCTATTTCATCGTATGCCTTCGCCTGCTCAATGGCGTCAGATATATCAACCGTATTGCGAAGATGGATGGTGCCGTCGTCGTCTCTTTGCCACTCTCGTTTGGTTATCATTCAAATCACTCCAAAAGAAAAAGAGGGCCAAAATCATTCAGCCCTCTTGAGTTCGTCACGCTCTCTTAATGTCGATAATAGCGGCAGACGCTTTCGGCTGGGAGCCTTGCAGTGTCAGCGCGGATTCAATCACGTACTTATCGTAGGTGCCTGTTTTCGGCAGGTTCTTAACTTCGTGAGTCTTTTCGAAGTAGCGGATTTCCCAGTAATCGTTATCGAGAATATCGATACGGGTCGGGTCCCACATGAGATGGGAATGTGCGGTAATCACGCCGCCGTCGGTTTCGTAGGTGTCTGCTACGCCGGAGCCATAACGGTCTTTAGGAACACGATAGGTGGTAGACAGTGCGGTAACATTCTGAGAGAACAGACGCTTGTTTTCCATTGACATCCAAGCGTCGGTCGGTTTGCCACCACGAGAAGCCGCCATTGCCATTACGTCGTCAAGGTCAGTCAGTTTCCAGGTGGAAGCGTTTCCGAGAGACTTCACGTTGGTATTAACAATCTTCACACCGGAACCTGCGTCGGTCGGTTTTACCTGTGATTTAGCACCCACGCCTGTTTCAACGGCATCTTTCATGCGGTCATACAGGGTGAATTTGGTTTTCGGTGAAGTATCGTCCACTCTTACATAGTACGGAACGCCGGACTTCATACCTGCCGGAGTCTTGTCTGCGGTGATGTATACGAAGTCGCCGGTGCGAAGGTTGTTATCCTTTGCGGTGGTAAAGGTGCCGTCGGTGGAGCTTACGGTTACATCAAGGGAATTAAGTTTCATGAAGTATGGAATACCGCCCATCAGTGCAGGGTTGGTGCCGTTTTCAGCACGGGCGACATCGTTGTTGATGAGTGCATATTCAATATCCTTTGCCTGTTTGGTGAAGGCGTCGGTCATAGCTTCGGAGAGTGCGTCTCCGCCAGGAACTTTGTATGTTTTCTTCACCTTACGCTGGGTATCGGAAATCATTCCGGTGTTTTGGAAGTGCTGAACGAAGTTCTGCATACCCTCAAGAGAGCCGACGTGGCCGTACTTGTATTCTTCTACTTCAAGATGGGCATTGACTCCGGGCGGTTCAAGGTGTTTCGCCATCCAAGATGTGTCGGTTGCGGTTACTTCTTTACCTTCCGCCATATGGGAAAGAATTGGTGTAGAGGCCGGGTCGATATTGTAAAGAATATCAGAAAGGTCCTCTGCTTGACCTATGGCTTCATAGGTTACACTTTGGGACTTTGAGGGTCCGAGATTTCTAGTTACGTCCTGTGGCATTAAAATTTCCTCCTTATAATGAAAACAGGAACTTTAAATATATAAAAACACCGTATGTGTTTTTATCCCTTCATGGCATTAAGCCATTCGCCCACGATAGCTGCTTTGTCTCTAACGGAGGCGTTTCTTAATTTTTCGGCATAATCGACTGGTTTTTCAACCGATTTGCCTGTGCCCCTTCTTTCCACTGTAGGGGAGCGTGGAGTAGGGGTGGTTGATGTGCCATTCAGCTTTGCGTAGTATTCCTTTCGGCAGTCGTTGTAATAGTTCTGAATGACTTGTGCGGACTGCGGGTCAAGGTTTCCACTCAACGCTTTCTGCATGGCAGGGGCGATTGAGGCCGCCTTTTCATAGGGCATTGTCTTATAATGCTCCTGCATGTAAAAGCCAATGTCGTCAAAGTGTGGTTCCTGTGCCCTTTGTTCGTTAATCCATGACGCTACACTTGCCTTAAATTCGTTTGCCTGCTGCGCTTTCAGTTGTTCAATCCGCACCTGTTCAGCGTATTCGCTAATGATATTCGTGCGGTTGATTTCAAGCTGTGTTTTGTAACGTTCTACCTTATTTCGGATGTTTTCATCATCTGAGAACTCGCCTGTGGAAAGTTCTTCATCGGTGACTCCTAAATCCTTCATAGTACGCTCTTTTGCCATTTTATTTACAGAGTCAAGGAAATCATTTCTGAGCTCCGCTTCTGATTTAGGCTTTGGGGCATTTCTTGATACCATAGCCGCATACTGAGCCGCATATTCGGGCGGTATTCGGTTTTGGTCTACCTGCCCCATCTGAATGGCAAGCGTCATTTCGGCAGGGGAATAGAACGGAAGAGGATGGTTTTGAGTCTGCTGAGTCTGAATTGGCTGATTCTGAATTGGCTGGTTCTGCTGATTCTGAATTGGCTGAGCGGTCTGAACAGGCTGAGTCTGCTGAGTAGTCTGAACAGGCTGAGAATCTTGAATAGGCTCTTCCTGCTGTTCTGGCTGCGGTTCTTCTTGTTTGGGTTCTTCTTGTTTGGTCTCTTCGCTTGTGAAAGGTTCCTGCACAGACTCAATAATTCGTCTGCCGGTGCGTTCATCTACCCTTATGCCGATTTTGGGTTCTTCGTGCGTCTCTGCATTGGTTTCTACCTGCGGTGTTTCTACCTGCGGTGCTTCTGCCTGTGTGGTTTCTACCTGCGGCATATGTCCTCCTATTTGTTCTTATCAATGATTTTCTTTGCGGCTTCCGCTCTTGCGGTGAGAATCTTTATGTAGTCCACAAGACGTTTAGAGGCCCGGAGGTCAGCCCTTACGGTTTCTGCGTCCTTTGAAGAACTCAGTAAATCCACAATGGCTTTCCCCTTCTCCACCTCATAGAACTCGCCGATAAATTCTTTCAGCGGTTCAAAGTTTTCTCCACGTCTTATGATTTCTCGAAGTCTGATTTCCTTATCCTTGTCCATTGAGTTCCCTCATTGCCATACCCCTTGGGCTTGCAGAAAGGCCCATCTTTTGAAGGATTTCAGCCACCGCATCGGGCGGTAAATCATCGAGCATGGCAGATACTTTCGGAATACCGCTCTTACGAATATCGGCGGCGGATTTAGCGTCAATAACTGCTTTCTTTGCGGCGATTTCAGCCTTCTGCTGGGCTTCTGCCATTGCGAGCTGGGCTTGCTGCTTCTGCGCCTGCGCCTGCTTGAATACATCACTAGACGGGTCAACAAGGCTCTTTTCGGCGTTCATAAGTCCCATTTCTTCCAAAAGCGTTTTTGTCGCCACATACCATGAATTTTCATTCACAATCCCGTATTGAGATACAATCGGGTATATCTGATTCAGCAGTATCATGATGTACTGGATGCGGGCTTCCTTTGTCCCTGCGCCCTGTCCGACGTTCAGTATCAAGTCGAAGTCTATATTCACGTCGTCTTTAGAGATGGAGACGTTCTTATCTCCTATCCGTATCATCTGCTCTGCATCGCCGTAGGTTTGGTTAAGCTGAATGACGAATCGGAATATCTTCTTAAAGAAGTTCTCTGCGGAAAGTCGTGCCATATTCTTCAAACGCTTCTCGGACTGCCCCATAATGGCCGTGATACCGCTTGCCGTCTTATTAAGACTATTGGAATCAAGGCCCTGGTTATACCGTGTTGAACCTGTCTGAGACTCAATTTCATTCTGTGAGTACTCCACAAGGCTCATGGTGGCACTGCTCATTGGAGGTGTTGCTATCGGATAGAGAAGGCTTGACGGAATACCATTGGTAGGCACAAGGTCCTCACCGTCAATCAATGCGTCAACATCAACGTTCGCCTGGTCAAAGGCCATTTGCGGGTTATTGCATTTGGCGATATTGACTATCATCTGACGGATAATGGCGGTTTTTAAATCCTGCTGCTGTTCAATGATGTCGGCAAATCCGTTTTTCTCGTTGAATATGACTTCGGGGTCGCGCTCTGAAAGGTTAATGAAGAAGGGTACTCTACCAAAGTCATTTTTCTGTATCTTGATAGGCACTTTACTATCGCCGACTGTATGTACGATGAGTTTTTCGTAAATACCGTCATTGTTGTAGTCTACATCAACGTAGCACTCGTAGAGTTCCACATCTTTTGACGCAAGGTCTCCGTCGTCGAGTCTCATTCTTTCAGAAACAAGGCCCCTGTTATGGGTGGTGTCATAGACGGTGTACTTGGTGTCGCCTGCGTTCTTGATGGCCTCATCGACGTTTTCATAAAGGCCTTCACGTTCTTTCCGTTTTAAGTAGTCGCCTTTGACAATTTTTCTATGGGCGACGAACTTGCAGTCGTTAATATTTGCACCGTCAGGTGTAAATCGGAGTTCTGACGGAGGAAGTCTTTCAATAACTGGATAATTTTCGGTTACGTGGATTTCGTCAAAGTCAATGTTATAGTAGCCGCCTTTGACCTTCTTCACGTTCTTAATGACGATTTGACCGGCAGAAGAGGCCGCCGCAAGCTGATTCATGATTTCATAGTCGTCTGGGCCAATCATCATCTGCATGGGCTTGTGTTCTTCTTCGTGTTTCCACCAAACTTTAGCCACGCCGTAGTTCAGTTTCAGTGAATCGTTCCATATATCATTGCAGAAAGTCGTGTAGTCGTTCTTTGTGTCAAGCTGATACTGCATGAGAGCTTCCGTCTTTTTGGCGGCGTCCGTCTTTTCAATGTTTCTTGCCTGCACGCTGACCGGCTTATCTGGGCCGGTGAACACTTCCATGAGTTGTGGAATAATCCAGTCGATGGAAGTCTTTACGTCCCTTGATACCCAGTCTGACATTTCAGAAAGTCTTTCAAATTTCTTTTGATAGTGTTCTTTCGTGGCGTTGTAGATTTCTTCACGCTCAAGGATTTTAGGCTCAATGGTGGAACGGTAATAATCATTGGCAATTCCCTTTCCGTCAGCGACTGCCATCATGATTTTATCTATTTCCTTCTGCTTTAAAGTCTTGATGGAAATCTCGCTATCCTTCGGGGCGAGTGCCATTACTACATCAGTTTTCACATCATCCCCCATTTCCGTATACGTCCTTTCTTACGTGCTTCCTGCCATTTGTTCTGCCACGGGTTCTTTGACTGCGCATATATCTTTGCGCATACATAGGCAAGGCAGTCGATAATATGAGAATATTCATTCTTATCGGGTTCATCTAAAAGGCGCTCCCCTACTTTCTTTCGGTGATAACCGCCTGTTAATGCTCTGATAATCCATGTACACTGCGGGTCAACAAGCAGCATCGGTTTTCCGTCTGACGTGGTATTCGTCAAAAACCATCGTACCGCTTCCGCTCTTTCTGTCTGCGAGATAGCCCCAGGCTCCACATACCAGCCAAAGTCGTCTCGAAGTATCTGATTTGCCGTCTTTTCGTCCGCCTGCGAACGCTGATTTCCTGCGGGGTCACCCACACAGTTTAATGCATATCCGTAGTAATAGGCGGCAAGGTCTGCTTTAAGGGCTTTGGCATGGTTTCTCATACCAACGTCCCATGACTGTAGTTCCCTTAAAACAAGAATCTGCCCTTTGGCGGTTGTTTGGCATATTAAAGTAGCAGGCGTCAAGCCGTAGTCGAATCCGAGCTCAAGCGGCCTTCTTTTATCGGGTCTAAGCGGTGAACCCGCCACATGGTAGTCATATCTAAACTCTGGATAATAAGGCTTTTCAAGCGATACGTCCCAGTTGATTTCGTATTCTCGCTCCCAGCCTGCGGTGGTGGTGCCTTTCTTCTGCTCTTCTATCCACTTCGGGTCTCTCTTGTCGGGGTCTGCCGTATAGTGGACGCGGGCTATGTAGGCCCCGTTCCTTCGGTATTCAGTCATGCCCTTGATTTCTTCATGGGTTTCGATGGGCCCTTCTTCCTCGATTCCGTTAATATTCTCGTTTACGACTCTTGAGAAGAATCCGGGGTTTGCTGAACTATCTATCAGAATACGGCCGCCGCCTTGAATGACAGGTCTTAAAGCCATCCAAGTCTCTTCTGCATTGTCCCAAAAGGCCATTTCAGTGCAGTACACACGTGACGCCGTGTATTGCCGCAACTGGTCGGCGCCTTCTGCCACCGCAAAAATTGTTGTTCCATTGGAGAATCGTATAAATGAATACCCTTTCTCCGATGAAATCTTCTTCACGACAGTTGGAAACTTGTGCCGTTCGTGCGGAAGGTTATTGTACATAAACATAAAACGGCTCTCGCCCATCAAGTAAGCGGAGTCGTCGAATTTCTTTGACTGTATGAATATTGTTTGGTTTTCCCTGTACATGGCTTCCCAAAGACATATGGCGAGACAACACCATGTCATCATCATACGTCTTGATTTTGGTATGCAGAGAATGTTTTCCTTCTCTGCAAGCTCACATACACGCCTTAAATACGCTTTGTCGGGGAAATGCTTCACTTTGCCTTCGTCAGCTTCGTCCATCGTAAGACAGGCTCCTCTGACAAAGGCCCATGGGTCTGTCTGCCATTCCTTATCCTCTAAAAGCGTTAAAAACTCTTCTTTTTCGGCGGGTGTCAGCAGAGATAAATCCATTCTATTTCCCTTTCGCAGTCCGTCCAGAAGGCACTTTTGCTACCTTTGCAATGACTAGGGCGGTATAATGCGGTACTTCATAAAGCGCCTTGCCTGTATCATACTTCTTTTCTGTGATAATCTGCGGTTTAATTTCCACTTCATATCCTTCACCTTCATAGCCTTTCACTGTATCAGCAAGTGCTATTGCGTATGATTCTGCGTCAAGTTCTTCGATGAATTTTATTCCTTCTGTCATGTTCGCTCCTTTCGTAGTTCCTAAAATCAGTTTCTTCTATTTTCGTGTATATGGAGTTCCTTTTTTGGTGCCACTTGGGGGCGTGTATGGAGTTCCTTTTGGATTTTGGAGATTTCCGGAAGGGAGTAATTCTTACCACCCTCCCGCCGTTCCGGGGACCCCATTTCTCCCCCTCCCCCTCCATTCATTTTTGGGACTCCTACCCCCTCCGGCTGCGCCTGTTTTGCATATATATACAGGTTTATGGGATACTGGCCCGCTATTCTATGATAGATTTATACAATTACTTGCATAAACTCATCAAGAATCTTTCCTAAACGGTACTATATCGAGCCCGTTTGCCTTAGATATAAGCTCTCTTATGCGCTTGTCTATGTCCTCTTGGCTTACCTTTTTAGCGGTTTGTGGGCCCGTTGTAACCTCTTTTTTGTCTGCGTATCCGTGATTGTTCTTTAAATCAAAGATAATCCCTGTAACGTTGCCGCGGCCCGTAATCATGCGGATTTCTAGCCCGTTTTCTATCATTAAAACGGCTCTTTTCAGCAGCGAAGAGACCGAAACGGGGCGCAATTCTCCATCAATTACCGAAGGCTGAAATATTGTGCTCTTATCCGTTGTCTTATTAATATAATCTTCTAGCGTAGGTTTACTGATATTCAGCGCAATACATAACCCTGTGCGCGTCGGTGGTGTTTTGGTCTTTTTACACTCCTCAAACCATGCATCTATTTTCGCTTGTAGCTCGTTGACGTTGTCCAGCTTCCGGGGCGGTGCTCCATGTGGTAGGTCGTGGGTATCTATAACTTTGCCATCTATAGTCTTTAGCCTTACAAGTGCGCGCTTTATCTCGGGTTTGGTGTTCCTCCAGCGACTCAGCAGGTTTTTGCTTATCCCCATGCGCTGCGCTATCTTACTATCTGTCAATCCTTCCTTAACCCACGCTTGAATCTGCGCTACTCCCTCCGACGTTATCCATTGTTTGTATTTAGGCTCCGGCATGTCTCCGCCTCCTCTCTTCTGGCTCTCCGGTTCTCCGTCTCTCAATCCTGTGGCTCTCATTGGCTCCGCTCGTGCAGCGCTCCGGCCCCGTGGCGGTTGCCCCCAGGATTCAATAAGTCATTTATATAAGCACGTAAAAAGCGCCCGACGTTCTGCGGCTCTCTGTCCGCTCTGCGTCTTGGCGCTTTCCTTTTAATTCACATTACTATTATAGCACTAAAAAGCCCCTATTTTTTCTCATAAATTTGGGAAGAAACCCCATAAAGTCTAACTATTTTAGCTCTGTCCGCTCTTTTACGCCGTCTTTGGTGTGCCTTTCGGCGTACACCTTATATCCCAGCATGTTAAGCAGATTAATAAGTTCAGTTGCGCGCAGCGTGCCGGCTTTAAGTTTTCGGCTAAAGTTTGTATTTACGGTCTTTAACAGGGCGGCGGCTCCTCGCTCGCTCAAGTTGTTGTCAAGCAAAATAATTTTGACTAATCTATAAAGCTCTTTACTCTCCATTTCTGCCTCCTTATACGCCCACAATACTAGATTCTATCTAATAGTATAGCCATTTTTGCGGCGTTGTCAAATTGATGAATTTGTAGCTGGTTTGATTAGAAGTACATTAAACCTCACTTTACCCCCTTGTACTCAAATTGGCTACATGCTATGATATGGCTGTAATCAGTAAGGCAACAAAAAAGCCATTATGGAAACAGGAGGTAATAACCATGAGAATCAACCATTTGCTTACTAACGGAGGCCGCGCCGCTGCGAATCAGTTCGTTGTTATTAATGACAATGTAGCTACAATGGTTAGCTACGATACACCCGTGGCCCAGGTTGTGAAAGGCCGCGAGCCTCTCGCTTTCGTTGGGGACGCCTGGGACTGCTCCCGGACAACATGTAAATACGTTGTTCAGTTTTTCCGGGTGTACGGCTCCTGGAGGAATAGCAACGACATCCGCAAAAAGGCCGATATTGATAAATTAATAAGCGCCGGAGAAATCGAAGAAAAAGATTTAGCGCTTTAAGCTCCGCGGGGCCGTGCTTAACGGCTCCCCACCATTTCACCGTTTAAATAGTTTTTAGGGAGGTAATCACCATGGAAAAAGAAAACAAATTAGAAAAATTTCTATGCAAAATTGCAGAGCTCGCCGCTGCTGATAGCTTGAAGTACTCGCTTGCACTCCGCGAGCTGGCACAGATGGAGAGAGAAAACCCGCTTTATGCAGATAAATCGCGCGCCTTCAATGAAATCTATGGACGGCTGGGAATGTTTTCTGATTTCTGCGACGCTTTATATAAATACATGCCGGAGTATTTCGGTGCGGTGTATGAAGCGCACGATAGCGCGAGAGATGAGTTATTTAAAAAGCGCACGGGTCGCGACTGGATTACATTCGAACGGGAAACGGATAAAATGCTTTATGATAAATGATTTTTCAAGTTTAGGAGGTAGCAATTATGTATTATTATGCGTGCTTTAACTCTTACGGCATGATTTCTCTTGATTCATTCGGAGGTCATGCGGGTTACCTTTATTTCGCGTTCGCTTCCAAAAAAGACCGTGATTTCTGGGTTGATGATAACCGCTATAACGTGCGCGGCAACGTCGTTGCGGCTGCGTGCCCGCGTTCAGAAGTAGCAGACCCCCGAGCCTGTGGCCGCCGCTTTGATGTTGTGCGCGGCGTATGCCGTCCGCGTGACTGGTTCTTTACTGACGACGGGAGCGCGTTTGCGGGCGCGGAGCAGATGCGCATGTTCGGCGGGCTTCCAGGCGACGAAAAAATGAAATAAACGGCTTCCAGGAGGTTGAGCCGGTCAGCCTCCCACCATCTTATACAATTTCAAATTATTTTTACAGGAGGTAAGGACAATGGTCAAATTGTTTGAAACTTTATTAGTTATAGCGTTGCTTAAAGGCGCATACTATGACGCCGCAGCCGGTATTCTTCCCGCCGTGATTGACTTGTGTATCTGTCTCGCCGTCGTGGTGGCAGAAATCCGCTACAACATCAAACACGCCCGTTAATTTTTCCGTTTATGTTCCTTAATGAACTTTTCAATCCACGAGCGAATCAGGGCGCTTTTATTAATGCTCTCTTCTGCTGTGATGGTGTTAAATTCATCTAATAGTTGAGCGCTGATTCTGATTTGTAAAAATTTTTTGTTATCGGTTTTTACTATATTTTCCATATAAAATCACCTCTCTTCAATTATAGATTACATGTCACTACACGTCAATAAAAATATTTTTCTAAAATGTATTGACAAGTAGTGACAAGAGGGTGTATTGTATAGTTGTCAGATGTAGTGACAAGTTATTACAAGGAGGCAATTATTATGAAAATGAAAATCACGAAAAAAGAAGCAATGGAAAAATTTAAGTGCTTTTCCGTTCTCAATGGAAAACTTGATATTCTCTTGAGAACGGCGAAACCGGAGTTTTACACCGCCGGAGTATATGGGCACAACGCAGATATATTTGTTTTCGGGCGTTATGCCATTGTTACCGGAGCTCGCCCGTTTGGTGAAGAGGTCCCCAATAGAGTTACTGAACCGCTTGAAAACGCGGCGGCCGTTCTCTACCACATCGACAAAAAGGACGAAATCAAATTCTTTAAAGAGTTTTCCGATTATGTAGAGTCGGGAAGATTTGAAAAGATGATTAATGGATAAGGCTTTTAGCTGGGTTGAGCCTATCAATCCGGCCCCACTTCTCAATTTAAATTAGTTTTAGGCAAGAAAAGGAGACAAACAAGATGGACACCACAGTAAACACCGCAAAAGAATTTTTTGAGCGTGTCCCCCAGGCCGCAAGCATGACCGATTTAGTGAGCATCATTCTAGGTAATGGCACCAAAGGCCACAACGTACAAATGGTAGCTAGGGAAGTTGTAGAGAGATACATGCCCGAAAAAGGCTATCAGCTTATTGAAGATGTGGATTTCCGGGACCTCATGAAAATCCCCGGAATCGGTAAGGCAAAAGCCTTGCAGATTTGCGCCGCCATCGAGTTGGGGAGGCGGCTTGCAAGCCGTTTTGATAAGCGGAAGCTGGTCAGTTTCAGCGCGCCGGATAAAGTGGCGGCCTTCTTCATGGAAAAACTGCGGCATGAAAGCCAGGAACATTTTATAACGGCTTATGTCAATGTGAAAAACCGCCTTTTGGGATATCGCATCATCACAAAAGGAAATCTCACCGCTGCGCCGGTGGATATTAAGGAAGCTTTGAAATGGGGCATCAGATATAAGGCTTACGGCTTGATTCTTGTGCATAACCACCCTTCCGGCTTTTCTGAACCGTCAAAGGAGGATATAGATATTACAAAAGCATTTGCTAAAGCTGCAAAGTACCTTGATATGGAGGTTTTAGACCATATCATCATAGGAGACGGCGAATTTACAAGCCTTCACGAAAGCGGGATTTTATAAAGTCAATGGGCATACAGGCGGACCGCAAGGCCGCTTGTATGAAATCCCCTTTTCCTTGGCTGTTTTGATGAGGAGGAAAAAACATCATGGACGAAATGGAAAAAGATTTAGAAATGAAAATGGGGCTTGTGAGAAAATTTGTTTCTCATGCCGGGCTAAATAATGCGGCAGAATCCGCGCTTGAAGAAATGGCGGATTTCTCTCAGGACTATGGGGAGGGAATGGAGGATTTTAAATCTTACCTTTCCGACATTAAGGAACACGGCTTTGACATGGTAGAATATCCGCTTTACTCTGACCCCCATTATTATGAGCGCTTCATTCAAGATTATGCCTTTGGAATCGAAGAGTTTTATAAAATCTATGGCATGACTCCATCTGATTTAAATGGATATGATAAAGAGGATTTTTTGTTCCAGTCGATGGATAATCAAAAACTTGTTTGTGATTTCATGTTTACGGTTATAGCGGGTGACTTCCTTGACTGGCTGAACGAGGAGGAAAAGAAAAATGGATAAAATGAAACATTCTTTTGAAAGAATTGCCAAAAGGTACGCAGAAATCAAAGTCAAGGTTCTTTTAATGGAAAGGGAAGATGCAGAAATTCTGCTAAAATGGGCAGAAGCGGAAAGAGACTGCGCCGCAACGCCCGGCCCATGCAAAAAAATGCTTGTCAAAAAATATGGCGTTTTGAGCACCGACGAAATTTTATTACACCGCCCCGGCCCATGGCTTGATGATAACAGGGGCTATCTTCACGGAATTGAAGTAACGGCGGGGCTTCTCCCCGATGAGCTTTCCACCGCGCTTTATCGCATGATGAACGAGGCGGCAGATAAAGAAATGTGTTATCGCCTGGGCTCCGATGTTAGAGACTTTGAGAGAGAGACAAATAGACTGAGCGACATGGTGAATGATGTGTTATGTGAGGCCCACGCACTCAAAGAGAAAAGGGAATAAAGGTTTCTAGGAAGGCTGAACCTTAATCAGCTTTCCCCCACTTCATTAATTCATTGGTTGTTTTAAGGAGGTATTTATGGACTTTGATGATGTTTTAAACGGGCTGGCGGACCTGCCGGGTATCACGGTTGAAATGTGTGGTGACTGGTTATGGATAACCGGCCGCACGGAGAAAGTCAAAAGAGAATTGAAAGCCCTTGGGTGCAGGTGGTCTGAAAAGAAAAATGCATGGTTCTATACCGCCGAAAAACGCAGATGGTATAAAAAAGGGAAAACCCTTGGACAAATCCGGCTGCGCTATGGAAGAAAGGTTCTTTTGGATAATGAAGAAGAGAAATAGCGGATATGGGGCGCTTGAGGGAAACTGTGATTTTTAAGGAGGAAAAGAGAAGATGAAGAATTTATATAAATATTATATTTCTTCGCACGAAAAGCGCCTGCGCATGGATAATGGGCGCTGTAAATTTACCGCGGTACGGGTTCGCAAAAAATTGGAAATCAGAGGATTCACCGCAAGGAAAGGCAGCTGGATTCTCTTCGCAGAAAATCGGGCCGTCGCCTTTTCCAGTGGATGGAACAGCGGGCGCAGCGCGTTCGTTTACCGCCTGCAAAACGGTAAATTCGTGGGGGGATGGACAGACCCCTACGTAGAGGATGCCCGTTCCATTTTTGGCGAATTTCTCGCCGGAGAAGAAGAGTTTGAAGAGAGCATGGAAAGAGATGCTGAGGAGTAGAAATAATGGGCTGCGCCTCCTGCAATAATCTTTCCAATATGGAAATTTTCTACTCTGTATTATTGCCATTTTGATGTCTAGTTTAGGTCTTAATTATCTTCTATTATTATAATATAGAACAAAACAGGATGCAGTGGACACCCCCTGCTATTTCCCATAAGGGAGAAAGGAAACATTATGCAGAACCCAGCAAAAAAAGAATTGAAATTCCCGATTACACCACGCTTTTTGTCAGTGAAAGGGGCTATGGTTTATACCAGCTTGGGCCGTGACTCCGTGCGGAAGTGGTGTAAGGAAATCGGAGCCGTGCGGAGAATCGGAAACCGTGTTATGTATGACCGTTTGGTCATTGACTCGGCTATGGATAAGCTGGCACCAATGCAGGATGAGCGTGATTAAAAACTAAAAAGGCGGCTCGTGATGAGTCGTCTTTTTTTAGTGTCTATATGTGAATCAATCCACGTTCCGCACAATGGATAGCGAACACGGCTATAAGATGGTCACGCCGTTTGTAGTACGTCATTTTATCCATATTGAGCTCCGTCACGGCTGCGCGCCAGTTGTTATGGCCCCAAAAGCTGGCATGTATGAGCTTTCTATCCTCTCTGCACAGCCTGTCCATAACGTAGTCAATAGCCTCTAACCACTCTTCCGGCTTCTCTACCTTGCCTAGCGATAAATAAACACACGGCAGCTTTGAAAGGTTGATTTCTGCCTCTTTCTCCGTCGGGTTGCTTATGAACCCTTCTGACCTGCGTTCAGCCGTTCCGCTTCTTTTCTTTAGTTCAAGCCGCCTGTCTGTGACGGCTTTTTTAATGTCCCAATAATATGCAATATGCCATTTTACGCTCCTAAATGCCCCATTATAGAAGCACTCATTCATTCGTTGAACCAATTCCCCCTTTACGCTTTCCGCCCGCGCTATCGTCAGACGTTTTGAAAAATGGAATGAAAATTCCCTGCGCTATGCGCTCGCCCTTCCTAATTGTTTGAACCTCCTGTCCATAGTTGTGAAGTGCGATGAAGATTTGACCATCCGTATCCTCGTTATTGTAATAGTCAGAATCAATAACTCCGATGTTGTTTGCAAGCATCAAGCGGCGCTTAATTCCAACCGATGAGCGCACGGCGATTAAAAGCACTTTGTCTTTATCGAATCTTGCCTTGACCCCTGTCTTGATAACCGCCGTATCTCCTGGATAGATTATAACAGTTTCCGCCGCCCGAATGTCGTATCCTGCGCTTCCCTCCGTTGCCCTTGTCGGAAGAGTAATTTCTTCTCCGAATCCTTTGCATCGCTCGAACTTAATTTCCATAATTTACTCCTTTGAAAATCCAAATTTCTTAATCATAGCTTGAATGTCTCTGTGAACTTTCCACAAAAGGCCGTGAATCCCGACTCTGGACGCAGTATTTCTAGCCCTCAAATACTCCCGTGAGCGGAAAATGTGACCCTTGCTTTTCTTTAGTCTCTCTATCTCTATCCTCCGTCGTGCTTCCCGAATACGCATTTCACGTTTTCTGCGCCGCATTGTTCCTCCTAACCTGTTTGTTTTTCATAAAAAGTCCTCTGCGCTCGACGGTTCAATCTCAACATCTATGTAGGGTACTTTCTTCCCGTCAATTTCAAATTTCGACTGGTGCCGTTCCGCTATAACGTGGCACCACTTTGGGCTATCATCGTGAATAATGCGTGCCGTCACTAAACCGTCGAGAATATACTTTAAACCGCTTAAAACGTTGTCGTCGTCTCTCCGCAGTGTTGACTCATAGAAGTCTACATAAACCGTTACATGGTCCGTATAGCGTGTTTTTGATTGATTTCCGAATACTGTTGCAAGCTCCTGCGTGTACTTTCTCTTCATGCTTGCGCCTGCGAATCGATTCGTGCGGTTGAGCTGAATTAAATCGTTCGTAGACGGCAGCTGTCCAATATACTTTAGCTTCATACTCCCTCCTAAAAAACGCTTTTCATAACGTCCTTTGTCTTTTCAGTGCAGAGCCGGTGCAGAACGCCGAAATTGATAGTTGGGTTCTTCTTTACCATGTCCCATGCGCACTCTGTAATGAATGTGTGATAGGTAGTTCCTAAAAGACGTGGAATATATTCACTCTTCCACCCGCCCATGTCGTTTACCAACTTTGCGTACTCTTTAGTGATGAAAGCCGGTGTGAAGTACTTTTCAACCATTGCCGATTCAACGCCGTTGATTGATGTTCTTTTTACTCCGCCGTGCTTTACTGCTTTGAACTCCGCCCTTACAAGTTTCGCCCATACAGTCCTCCCAAACTTATTAACGAATCCGGGGGCGTGAAGAACTATTCCTTCGCCGGGCTTTCCATCTTTCATAAGGAACGTTGCTTTCTCACACAGGTCTACCAACTGTTCCTTCGTTGGGCGTGTGACTTCGCACATCACAGGGATATAATCAATCTTGTATTTTGTGAGAATGGGAATATATTCTTTCGGAGTGAGCCACCTGCCGCCCGACTTCACGTCGAATACATAAAACTTTCTCCACGCCGTTTCTTCGTAGTCTCTAATGACGTTCTTCACAAGAAATTCTCCGTAGATAATGAGATGTGGGAAGTCGTGGAAAAGCGATTTAAACCGTTCATCGTCATGAAACTGTTTGAAGAATCCTGCGTTATCTGATTCCTCTGAAAGTTCCCGTTTCCTACTTCCGCAGTGAATCCTCCCATTTTCAAACCAAATCACGCCATTTGTTCCGTCAATCTTTGGAAGAACATAAGACGTGCAGTTTTCAATTCCTTCTACTTCGTCGGAACCGAATTTTTCAACATGCATATACTTTACTTTTTCGTATTCCATTTCTCTACTCCTTTACAACAGCCCCCACCGTGTAATCTTCAATACGTTTCTTGAGATACATCCAGCTTTCCACGTCACATTCATCGCCCAAGCGGTTTTCGCTTTCAGCCTCAACGATATCTTTATAAATAACCTTGATATCATTTCTTCTAAGGTAAGGCAGTACGTGCGCAATATAATTTACTGTATCGGACACGGCATAAGTCCTTCTGCCGATTGCGTACCTTGCCGCGAATACCATCATCTCGCTGAACTGTTCATCGCACGGTACAGAAATTTGCATCATATCCACCGTTTTATACTCCTTTTCGCTCATCATTCAATCACCCCATTTGATTTCTACTCCGGCTTCGTCTTTAAGCAGCTTGGCGAGCTCCTCTAAACCTACGTAGCCCTCTTCGTAACATCTGTATTGTTCCATACAGAGGTCTACGAATCTTTCAACTCTTCCGTCTTTCTTCATCAGCTCGCCAAACTTGTCGTGGATAACCATAGAGGGAAGTGCAAGCATTAAGTTGAACGCCATTTTGCACCCTTTCTCAGCGGCTTCTTCTTTCATGCGGTCAATATCTGACCGTTTTATGGAAATCATCGGGTCTTTCCGTTTGATTCCCATCCTTCTTCTTTCTTGCCTGTTCATTGCACTCACTTCCTAGTAGTCCAGTTCACGTCTATCGGTAAATCCTTCCTTATACCCGTTACAGTAACCTGCCTTATAGTTTTCGCTATCCGGGTCTATTGGTGTTTTGCCCAAAAAATCGCAGAGCTTATCAGCTAGTTTTGAAGCACATTCACTGCAAAGGAATATCATGTCACGATGGTCAAAATAAATTGCGCACATCCTATCACGTGAAGAATCGGTAATTCCAAAAGTACGACCACAACCGTCACAACGGCCGGGAATACCACACGAACATTTTCTTACAAGCACGTCGTTACCTCCTTTTTCATCCTTTTAATCACCACATGTATGCAGCTGTATCTTCTTCTCATCCAAAACACCGCAATCATTTCTTCCGCTTATTTACTTTCGTTTTAATCAGATTTCGGGTTCCGGCAAAATATTGTCCGGAACATCAACATAGGCAATAATGCACTTCTTCCACGGCAGTGAGTTTATCCACTTACTTGACACTTCATCGAAATCATCATTACTTAACTTCTTTAGTTTTTCTTTCAAAATTTCCGGACCGTTTTCTTCAACGAAAAAATAGTTTTCTGTAAGTGCTTCATCCAAAGTCCATGTGCGATACATCTCATTAGATGTTCTTCCAGTCCAAACATATTCAACACATGCTCCGGTGACTTCACCAAACCACGACATGCAACAATCATCTGGCACAACGTCTGAATTTACTTCGGCAATAATCGGTAGCTCCGGGTTCTCTTCTGCTAGTTTCAGCAATTCCAGTGTTGCCAAACTTCTTTTGCCTTCAACCTTCTTCTCCATTCTTCATTCCTCCTCACTGGGTTCAAAAATTTTTCTCAAGACTTCCGGTGGTTGTTCATAAGTCCCCGAATTGTACTCACATCCTATGGCTTTATCCATGTACCCATTTTCGTACCCTCTCTTATAGGCCATAATCCAGATTTCGAAAATGTCAGACAAACTAAATTTTCTTTCTTTTTTATCGTCCACTTTCTTTCTCCTCTTTTTTAAACGGCCTTTCTATGTGTTCACGCAATGCCAACGATAAATTTACTCATAAACGTTACGCAAACGCATTGCAGGCCAATATGGACTATTTCTTGTGCGGTTTACTTGTTAATCTTCGCCTTTAACGTCTTGCTAAAACGAACACCAATCCGGGTACGGGCAGGGGATATGACTGTGCCGCCGCCAGGCATATGGTAAGTGCGTTCACCGACTTTATGTGGCGTGAGTTTGACGAACCTTGGGATATATACTTCGTAACCACGTCCAAGGGAGTAAATTATTGTATCAATGAACTGGTCCACCACTTTTTCTGTGTCCTTAATCGTCATTCCTGTTTTTTCAGCCGTAAATCTTATTAAACCTTGTTTCGTAACTCTCCACATAATTATTTGTCTCCTTTCAAATGCTTTCCGTAATGGGTAATTTTTTCTCCGTGAAGAATGTCTATAGACCACTGCAAGTACTGGTGTGCCTTTTCGATGTCTTGTAATTCAGTTCCTTTAAATCTCGACCGCAATATGTATTTGATAGCGTTGCCGATACAGAATCCATAAATTTCTTTAGGCTCCATATAGTCCTGCATAATCTCAATGGGTTCAAGCCGCCCATGCTGATAATGTTTCTGCTCTTCTGCGTAGCCGCTCATTTCTTTTTCCCCACCTTTCATGAAATTCTCTGAACTGTTCGGGGTTTCCGAACAGTTGGAACAACCTATGGCTCCGAAGATTCCGTTTGGGTATTTCTTGATAAGCTCCTTATAGCTTGCAATCTCATCTAAAAACACCTTATCCGGCGCTTTTATCGCTTTGGCTGATTCTTTCTTCTCCTGTTCGTTGCTAATCATGGTTTCCGTCCTCAAAGAATCAACATAAGAATGAATGTAATAGCCGCAAATGGAATAGCAAGCTGCCCAATAATTGGAATAACGGCTATCGCCACGCAAGGCCAATATCCAACTATCCCTTTTCCGAGATACATCGCCCACCGGTTGAGCCCATACTGAATGAAATATCCATTGATGAATGATACCAGTATGAACATGATTATGACCACGGAGCAGGCCCCACATCCTAGATATCTGTCACTCTTCATGGCTCTTCTCCCTTGGTCTAAAAACATACCCGTTAAGTTCATCGCTGATTTCCGCCGCCAACAGAGAAAGACAGTGTTCGCAAAGTGTGACCTTGATTTCCCTAATCCCATCTTCTTTACGGTTTATCCCCATAAAGACCGCCTTCACGCCTTCTTTTGTTCCGCACGATGCACACATTTCGTTTCGTTCGTCTGTAATCCTAATCATGCTTTTCCTCCCGCTTATTCAGCCATTCAATCTCTCTACAAATGTCTGCCTCTAAGTCCTTTCGGCACTCGTCGCAGAGTGGTATTTCTCCGCTCCACTTATCGAGCCGATAAAGTCTTACTCCCTCCGTGCTTCCACAACTCCTGCACGCACTCTTTTCCATATAACTCGCCTTCTTCACGTGAAGTACGCTGGCACATAGAAAACTTTTCTCATCAATTCGTCCGGCGAGCAGTTATCTTCCTTTACCTCAAGAATCGTGGAACCATACTCCTCCGCCGCCTTGTAAATCATTCGACACATCTTGTCTCCGTTCCATTTACCCTTGAACACGATTGTGTCATACTTTCCAAGTTCTCCAATAACGTTTCCAACGAATCTGAGCCTTTCGTCTTTTGAGCTAATCGGAAATAGTGGCTTGCAGTCGTCATAAGCAAGCTCTATATCGCCTCTGAGACCGTAGTACACGCTAAGCGAGTCCATAACAGGCGATAATTCATCATTGTTTGTGATTGGCTCGTTTAATGGGTGAACGATAAGCGCCGTGACTCTTGTCACCTGTCCGCCTTCTTCTGCGAATTTCATCATTTTTTCTCCACCTTCCGTATCTTCTTGACTTCCTTCTCAATCCTGCACAACTCATCAAGAATGTCTGAGTTGTCTACTTTAATTTTTGAATAATCTTCAAGCGGAATCGGCTCCATCCAGTCCGACGTGCCGGAGAATGTTTTGCTCTTCCTGTCCAGCTTGTCAAATCTGTTCTCCATGACAACTTTCAACTGAGTCTGATAGTCGCTAAGAGACTTGAGATATGTGCTGTAGTCGGAACTGTAGTAGAGAAGCATTGCGACGATAGCTAGATTCGACACAAGCACGAATATAAGCATAATTTCTTCAAAGTCGTTCATTGGTTCCCTCACCTCTATTGCTGATTATTTCTTATTTGCTTTCCTCTCCTTTGCCATAAGTCTCCGCCTCTTGTGAAAGTCCCTGCTGCACTCAGGAGAGCAAAACCTTCCATGCTGGTTCAGCGTTCTGTCTATGAACGTCTTTCCGCAATAATCGCAATGTTTTTCCGCAAAGTGAATTTTCTTTGGAATAGAATTTTCTGTGTTGTACTTTTCAAGAACCTTGCACGTGTTGCACTTGAACCCTTTGTAGTAAGCTATATACGCCTTTCCACAGTCCTCGCAGTGCTTGATTCGTAGTCCTTCAATCCATGTCACCTTTTTGTCCCGGAGCTCTTTCACGTGCCGCATATACTGCGTATATGTCATTCCTGCAAGGTATGCGGCACGAATGAAGTTGACTCCCGACCGATTGTAGGCGCCGATGAATTTATCAACCGCCGACTCCATTTTTTATTCCTCGCGCAGAACTCGATTGATTTCCTTCGCCACTTTTGCAGTTGCCCGCTTGCGGCTCGGGATGTTGTAAGTTCGTCCCGTGAGTGCGGAGGAATCAAGCGTGTAGCCTTTCATTTCTTTCACGTGAATCTGAATCAAGTTCTGAATCACCACGTCGTCTCCATCCATCAGCGAATCGATGAGATAGTTTATGATTTCTGTAACCACTTTTTCTGATTTATGCCGTGTGAAGAATCCCTTATCCACAAGCATGTTCACGATATTTTCTTTTCTGATTGTCATTTCAATTACCTCCTATTAGAACGGAATATCTTCACTCTTGCCAAACTGCTGAAATCCAAACCCCTGCTGAGCAGAACCCTGCTGGTTAAATCCCTGCTGCGCAGCCACCTGCTGAGACGGCTGAGCGAATCCCTGCTGAGATGCTCCCGTGATATTTACTTCTTCTGCGGTAACTTCTGTGATGTATCTCTTGGCGCCGGTGTTATCTTCGTAAGAACGGGAACCGATTCTTCCCTTGATTTCCACGTCCATTCCTGCTTTTGCCCTATTGCCGACTTCCTGGGCCTGTGTTCCCCATGCCACGCATGGAACGAAGTCTTTCATGTCGTATGCCTTTTCTTTGGTCTGAAAGTGCCTTTCTGTAACCACCGTGAAAGATGCCACTGTTTTCCCGTTCTGCGTCGCCCGAATAACCGGGTCTCTTGCGAATTTTCCAACTAAAATTACTGAGTTCATGTTGTTACTCCTTTTCTTAAACCATTGAAATGAAATCTATCCGATTAAACCAGCTGAATATTCAGTCGGCAGTAAATACTTCTAATAGTTTCGTATTCTTCTTCCGTCATGCTGTCTTTGTTTTCACGGAGAAGTTTGAAAAGTCTCTCTGAAAGAATCAGCGCATCGCCGTCGCAGAAACTTAATGTAATTCTGTTTTCAGTCACCGGTTCTTTCTGCGCTTCTGTGAGTTCTTTTGCCTTCCTGTAACATTCACTGTGAGTCATGCCGTACACCGTCCTGTCCTTGCCATTGTCTGAGAATGTATATCTATAACCGTTGCCCGATTTGAACATTCCATACTGTGTCTTTATTTCGGCAGGCTTTCCCACATCAAATGGCAGTGTATTTACGGTGGCAGGCACTTTTCTCGGGTTTCCTCTGAACACGATGTTGTACCTCTCGAAGTATTGATACAGTCCGTCTTTACTTCCGGTCAGAAGTAGGGAAAACTTTTCTAATGCATCTTTGCGAATCGAAATTCTTTTGTTATTCTTTAAGACGCAAAGCAATGCGGTAACGTAATTTCTATTCCTGCCTAACATTCTCGACAAATCTGCCATTGAAACGTGCTTTGACTGAATAATATCCTTAACTGCATCCGCCGATGCCTTATCCTTAATCTTGAAAACCTCTCGTGCCATAGTTACTTCTACTCCTCTCTTCCAAACATCTTTTTAGCCTTTTCCCGATTAGCTTCAAAGTGCTCTCTATTGTGAACGGAAAGGTCTGTGGTGATGATTCCCAGTCCGTGATAGCCTTGATTGACCTGGTTCACATAATTCCCGATGGCAAGCGTCCCGGTGAATGTGACGAAAGCGCCTGCTTTCAAAAGTTCCAATGTGGCATTTGTGATGTACGGGCGCGGGGCTTTGACGGGAAGTCTCAGCCCCTCCCTATCAGAAACAACCAGGTACACATTCTCTCCGAGTGACGTGTCGTTGTCTTTGTACACCCTTGCGTCACATTCAACTGTTCCCTGCATAAAGATTGTGTTCACGGCAACGCTCCATAGAATCCGCTTGTAAGTTTCTGTGTCTGTTTCTTTACTGACTGAATAGCCTTCACATTGGATTCTTCTTCGCTCTGATTTTTCTCCGCTTCTTCATAAGCCTTGATGAACTGGCTCCGAAGAATTGGCAGCTTGTCGTTTGTCGCTCTACCGATTTCATCAGCAGGAACAGATTCCGCCGCAATTTCCATTGCCCTGTCTTTGAAGTGCGGCTGGATTCCCCATCCCTTACGATGCTTTACGGCTCTCAGGTATTCATTCCACCGCTCGTAGGTTGTTTCTTTCTTCTTGCCACGTGCGACATTCATCAGCGCCTCCGCCTTACGGCGAATCATAGCAATGGACGGTGCTCTATCAGAAGTCTTAATCAGTTCCTTGATAGCCTGTGCCGTAACATCGTCGGGAAGGTCGTTCAGAAATGTGTAGTAGACTGCCGCACTTTCCGAAGAAAACCATTCAAACGAAGAAATCATGGTTGCTAGGGCTTGTTTCGTCTTGTTCATTCTCCATCTTCTCCATTTCTTCAAACATCTTTAACGCCTTTTCTGTCTCAGTTGCCTGCCTTGACTGTCGCTTTCTGTTAGGGCTCCGCTCTCTAATCTCGAAGAATCCTTTCCAGCCATTTTCTACAGACTGATTGACAATTTCTATAGCTTTTTGCTCGTCTCCTCCGCTTAGCTTGTAAAGTTTGCTGAGGTTTAGCTTCACCGCTCGTGGCGTCATTTTCCCTCTAAATTCTTTCCATCCATCAAGGGCTTCTAAAAGTTCCTGGTTGTTTCCTGCAAATGATTCAAACATGGTCCTAATCTGTTTAGCAGGACTTGGATTATTTTGGGAAGAAGATTTTTCATCAACCGATTTACCTTCAACCACAACCCCCTCTTGGGGGGTAGGGGGGATATATTCTCTTGTATTAGTTCTCTGTATTAGTTCTCTACTATAAGGAGACGCCCAGTTGTTCGTGTCTCGCACGCCCAACTGTTCATCTCTGACACGTCCAGTTGTTCGTATAGTTGTTCGTTGAGATGAATGATTGTTCGTGTCTGAAACTTTCGGAATAATTTCAACGCTTTCACGGCCATCGTTTTCACAGTCATCGCTTTCACAGTCGTCGTTGGATTCGATAAGGTTGATATAAATTTTCTGTGGCTTTCCAAGCCCCTGCCGCTTCGTAGAGATAAGCCCATGGTCTCGCATCTTGTTAAGCCATTTTTGAACCGCACGCTCTGTCACTTTGAACGTTTCGGCCAGCTCTTTAAGGCTGAAATAGATGAAGTATCCGTCCTCGTCGTGATATTTTTCTTTACCCATAGACAGTTGAAGTCTGTATCTCATGAACGCATAGACGACTGCTTCCTGCATGGTTATCTTATTTACCCATTCTTCGCTAGTCACAAGAATCGTGGGGAGTGGGATTGTGTTCACATTGTTATAGAACTGTCTATTAAACTGCATTTCCGATAACCTCACATTTCAGATAAATCCTTGCGGGAAGCCCAAGGCCACGTTGTTTTATCTCAATCAATCCATGCTTCTTTAGGTTTTTAAACCGCAAGTGAATTGTACGTTCCGACTTACCTAGATACATGGCTATGTCTGACTGTTTTAAAATCGTATACATTCCATTTTTGTCTCTGTACTCAAGACCGGCACGCATACGCCTCAAGCAGCTATCTACAAGAAACGCATACAAGAAAGAATCATCAATCGATAAACCGTTTCGTGAAAGCGCCGCTACCACAATCAGTGGGTTTTCATAAAGAACAGGTGAACCGTTTGTCATTTTTTGCCCCTCCTATATGACTGATAAATCTTTTCGGCTTTTTCCCTGTGCGATTCGTTCCATTCTTTAATGGGGCCAACGTTCATCCGGTAGTCCATAAATTGTTTTCTGTAGAGTTTTTCCTTCCTCCCATGTGCATAGATGGAGTGGCAGTTCTCGCAAAGAAGAATTAAGTTCTCCAACGTATCACTGCCGTAGGCGGAACGGAATCGAATGTGGTGATGATGAAAGCGCCCGATTGATTTACCGCACCACTCGCAGCGAATATATCCATGTGGAGACGCCCTTTCATCAACCATTTCGCAAATCTTTCTGTAACCGTTAGGGGTCAGCCGGATTCGCTTTTCTTTCTCAATCATCTTTCTTCCACCTCTCTATCAGCAGGCTCCTCTCCTGTGGAGTCATGGTATCTATACCCTGTTCCCTGCACTCGTCAACTATCCAATCAATGAGCCTTGCCATTTCCGCTGAGTCGTAAACCGATGAGCCGTAGTAGGCGTTCACTTGAACGTTCACGCCGTCATTCATCAACATATCCACTACCCAGCCAGTACCGCGCCCCTCCCACGCCTGTTTAAAGCGTTCGTAGGCGCTTTTCTGCATGGACAAGGATTCATATACACCGACCTGCTTCACAGCTCGCCGGTATACTTCCTCTTTCGACACTTTCAATACCTTAGCCAGTTCATCGCATAATGCCCACATATAGGCATTGGCATTTAGGCTCCGCTCTTTCTTCCTTCTCTGAATGACAAGTTCAAACTTTTCGGAAAGAAGTTTTCTAACCTCATCAAGTTTTTCATTCTTCGTTGGAAGGAGGATATGGATTTCGCTTACCCCCATTTGGGGCGACGGGGAAATCTGAACCCCGTCTAACCGTACCCATCTCACAGAGAATCACCCACTAACCGTTACGGGCTTCTGACTCGGCTTCGATTACTTCTTTAGCCACGTTGTCACAATGCCCGAGATAATATTCAAGTGCTCCGCCTTTTTCGTAGAATCTATTCACGGCGTTATCAATGTCGTCCTGCGAAAGGTCTTTGAGATTCTTACCGTATAAGACTTTTGCAAATGCCCTTCCGTCTATACCTTTCTGATAAGCGAGATTAATCATCTCTTCGATAGAGTGGTGTGCCTCCATTTCCATGGTTGGCTTTTCTTCCCTTGCGTGTGTTTCGTTCAAAGAGTGGTGTGTCTCTACGTCTATAGATGGCTTTTCTTCACTTGTGTGTGTTTCGTCCAAGTCTTTCATAGGGGAAAGATTGAAGAGCCCTGCGAGCGCATACTTTCTTGCATAAGACGATGTGGCCCCTGTAAGCTGCCCATCGTCCATACCCTTCTTCGCAAGCGACTCTCTCGCAAAGGCATGGCACTCTTTGATTAAATCCCCTGTTTCTGCATCATAGGCGGAAACCGTAGACTTGATGTAGTACCTGTCTCCAATGAGTTCAACATCATCGTCGATTGAAATGAATACACCATACTCAACCATGAGAGGTTTAAGCCCTGTCAAAATATCCTCAGCGTTTCTGAACGCATACTTGCCGAAGGTATTCTTTCTGTTCTTGCCGACTTCCAACTTTGCGGCGATATTCAAAAGTTTCTTCATACCGTTAGCCATTTTAAATTCCCCCCTTATTTAATGGTGACGCTCGGCTTTCTCACCAATGCGCACCCTGGAATCTCTGCTCCGGCTTTCAGCGCTTTGCCGATAGCCGTCTTGTTTGGAGTCCACTTCCAGGACTTGTATTCGTTCGGAAGGTCTGTTCCATCTTCGACCTGTACAGATTCACGGCCTTTGGAGAATTTAATCTGTACCGCCACGTCATTTACTGGGACCCCGTATGCGAGCACATACGATTTCAATGATTCGATTCTTGATTTGTAGTGCTTTTTCAGAGCCGTAAGACGTTTTAATTCCCTGTCGATTTCATCGATGTCGGATTCATAGCCCTTGACTACGAGTCCGACGTTCTTCGATTTTTCTTCCTGTTCCATTGGAAGAGAATCAAGGTATTCCTTGTCAAATACCTCACCGGTCTCAATGTCTACCGACTGTTCATCAGATACTTTGAACAGTTTGTCCTCATTCATTAGTTTGTTAATCTCCCAAAGCTTCATTTTTGTTTCTCCCTTTGCTAACAACTTTGAAATTCGCTGATGGATAGGGGCTGATTGGTTCAACCCCTCAGAAACCTTTATGGCTCCCACTCTGCATAGAGGTCGGAGTTTCTCATGTTCCGATAGATGATGTAGTTCTGCCTATCGAAACCGAGCTCTTCCGCTTCCCGAAGTTCATCTTCTGAAAGCCACTCATCGCCGATTCCAGTCGATGGTGTTTTCCCATTCCTCTTCGTACCTTTCTTCGCTTTCATCTTCTTCGCCCTCTTCTTTATTCTCCCAATCATCAAAGCCATGACTGCGGCCGTAGAAGAACTCGTCGTCCATGACGTGTTCAAAACGGTCTGTGGACTGGTTCATTCCGGTGATTTCAAACATCTGCAAGCACCTCCCGGATATTCTTGTCTGTCTCGGATTCATTTCTGCAAGGAAGAATGATTCCCTTCTTTGCGATAACTGGATAACCACCGGAGTAGTAGATATCAACTCTGAATCCCCTTTTTGTGAAGTTGTAGTTGTAGGTAAGGTCATCGCCTTCAATACCTGCGACGCTTCTCACAACGTCGAAGCGGTCAAATCCGCCAGCTTTCATCAGCTTTTTTGCGATTTCCTTGAGTTCCATCTTCATCTCTTCCTTTCCACACTTACGATGATTTCCATGCCGGGCTGAATCTGTTCCGGCTTTGTTATGTTGTTCTCCCTCATCGTTTTCCACACAAGATAGCCAACATCATACTGATTATCCGAGATTTCAGAACATATATCCCAAAGGGTATCGCCCTGTTGAACCTCTTTGCGGTACTCTATCGTTTCCGCAGGTGCCGTGTTCACCTGTGAACCGATGAGAAGTATCGCCGCCAACATTGCCAACGTCGGCTTGATTCCTGTACATCTGAACCGCCCACCGCGCGAACCTCTCTTCCACCTCATGGTCATTCACCTTCTCTACTGTTACTTTCATCTTTCTCCCCTGTATTTCGTTTGGAAAATTTCATCGATGCATTAATTTCATTATGAAATGTTTAGGGTAAAAAAATATCTTCCACCTTGCAACGCAGAATTAGCGCCATGCGCAGTGCGCACGCTACGTCGGGGAATCTCTTCCCGCTTTCGAAGAACGAGATTGTCGTTTGACTGACCCTCAGTAAAGAAGCCAGTTGTTCCTGCGTTAATCCCGCCCTCTCACGATACTCTCTAATCTTGTTCTTCATCTATCCAGCTCCTTTCGTTGTATATAGTATATTTCATCTCGAAATGTTTGTCAAGAGATTTTTTCATAATGAAATTTGAAAAGATGCAATTTTTTTATTACAATTATTTCAGAAGGAAATATTTCAAAATGGCATATGGTAAGCGCAAGCGGAGGAGGAATAACCTATGGGAATCGGGGACAGAATAAAAAGCCTAAGAGAAAAAAGAGGGGTTATGCAGCAGGACGTTTGCGAAGCACTCAACATTGAACAAAGCACTCTTGCAAATTATGAAAACAATAGAAGAGTTCCCAAGGTAGAAATCCTTGCGAAGATAGCAGAATACTATAATGTTTCGGTAGACTATTTGCTCGGTAGGGATAGGGCAGACGCAGAAAACCACCGTATCCCAGTATTGGGGAATGTGGCTGCCGGGATTCCTATCTCCGCAATACAGAACGTTGAAGATTGGGAGGAAATACCATCTACGTTTGGCGATGCACGAGAATACTTTGCGCTAACCGTTAAAGGCCACTCTATGGAACCACGCATCTGGGACGGAGATAGGGTTATAGTTCATAAGCAGTCTGATGTGGATAGCGGGCAGACGGCAGTTGTCCTTGTTAATGGGGACGAAGCAACAGTGAAACGGGTAAAAAAGATGGAAGGCGGCATTATGCTTATCGCATTAAACCCCGCCGTTTACCAGCCACATTTTTATTCTGCGAAGGATGTTCGTGAACTCCCTGTCAGAATCATCGGGCTAGTCAAAGAAGTAAGGGGAAATGTTTAGCTGGAACATGGAGGTGAATCGCAATGATTTCAGAAAATCCGAACAATGTAATCCAGGAAAATTTTATCTACAGAGGAAAAAGAACGGGAATAAAAATATTGGTTAGCCGTGAAGCCATTGACGCTTTTGTAGATAAATACTGCGCTATTTCTGCCAGCTCAAAGGATTCACAGGATGAGAATCGTCCGACCGTGATTGCGAAATATCTGCTTGATGCAGTCCCCGTTGTGAGATATTGCTATAGGACTCATAAAGTAGGTATGTCCAAAACTATGTTTAAAATCTGCACGGCCCTGCTTGATATATTTGAAATTTGGAAGAACAGAGCGGAACACAACATGGTTATCCTGCAATCCCAAAAAGCAAGAGCGTGCGTTCAGCACATGGACTATGTTTTGAATCAATATTATTACTGCGGATTAACTGATTCTTCTCTACCCACCACGGGGGAATTTTATGAGGCACGGAAAATAGCAAGGAGAATGGAGCGCCAGCTAGATATGCACGAGTTGTGCAGCGCGGAATTGCCAACATCTCGAAAGATAAAATATACAATTATAGTGTTTGCCGTATGCTTTGCTATAGGCTGCTTCGTAACAACGCTCAGCGCCGCCGCATTGGTAGCCGGTGTAATTGCATTATCGGCGTTCGTTCTTATATTCACTGGAACCTTATATAAGGCTTAACCACAATACCTTTATTTAAAAGCGAAAAATAAAGGTATTATTCATATATATTTATGGCGTAAGCATATGCGAGGAGGAATTGATGTGATTCGGGCAGCTCTGTATGGTAGATTTTCTTCTGACAATCAAAGGGAAGAATCCATCATGGCACAATTCCGTGATGGTAAAGCATACTGCAAGCGGAAGGGGTACACCATTGTCAAGACGTATGCCGACGAAGCAAGAAGCGGAACAACTACCGTTGGGCGAGATGAATACAATCGTATGCTTTTGGACGCCGCTGGCGGACTCTTTGACGTGATTATATTCCATAAAGTGGACAGGGCCGCAAGGAATGAGTTCGACTATTACAACACCAAGAGGGAACTCGAAGAAGCTGGCGTCCGTTATGAATATTCAAAGCAGGAGATTGATTCAACTACGCCGGAAGGCCAGATGATGGAATCCGTGATGGTGGGTATGGCTGCGTACTATTCCAGAAACCTTGCCAGTGAAATCAAGAAGGGCCTCCGTGAAAATGCCTATGAAGGAAAGTCCACAGGTGGTATTCCCCCATACGGGTACTCCACCAACAAGGGAAAGAAGTGGATTATCAATGAAGAAGAAGCGCCCGCTATCCGCCTTATCTTTTCTCTGTATGTCGAAGGGAAAAGTTATGAGGAAATTGTGGGAGCTTTAACGGGTGCGGGATATACCACCAGAAGGGGAACGCCTTTCAAGAAATCAAGTCTCCATGACATTCTGCGAAATCCAAAGTATAAGGGCACGCTGATTCTAGGGAAGTCCACGAAGCGCGGAAATAAAAGGAATAACCATCAAATCAGCAAAGATGCACAATACTTTGAAAATACAATACCGCCCATTGTTTCAGCAGATGTATGGGAGAAGGCAGGGAAAATCATGGAAGGGAAGAAGAGACGGAGCGGTGCAGGAAAGGCAAAAGCAGTTTACGCTTTAACCGGACTCATCTATTGCGGAAAGTGCGGCGGTCCGCTGGTGGGACAGGCAAATATTGACAGGTATGGAGTCAGAAGATATTACTACAGGTGCCGCCCGTGCAAGTCAAAAATGGTGCGCCGTGATGAGATTGAAGGAATCGTTTTAGAGACAATCAAAAAAGCGTTCCTAGCCGACGGGGCATTGGAACGCATAAAGAAAATTATCCATGATGAGATTGAGAAGGAAGGCTCTATAAACTACGAGGAGCGCATTAAGAAACTGTCTGCCAGCATTGCAAAAGCGAAAATGCGTTTAAATAACTTATATAGGCTCGTAGAGGACGGGGTGGCAGATGAATATGACATTGGTCGAATCAAGGAAGCGAAGAGAAATCTGACGGCTTTAAAGCAATCCATGAACGATTTGAAAGAGCGCGCCGCCGTTGGAACCCCCACGGAAGAAGTAGTGGAATCTGTTATCGCTAATCTGAAAGAATTTTTTGAAACGAAAAAAGACCCCCATGAAATGAAGGCCCTATTTCATCTGCTTGTCAAGAAGGTAACAATTACCGACGATGAAGCAGTAGTGGTTTTAATGGTGACCCAGGAGGGTTCCCACG